GCTGGATTAAATTAAGGAGAAAATGATGTCAGAACTATTAGAAAGTCGCTGGACAGAAACCAAAGACGCTCTTCTTGAAGGCCTAGACGGTAACAAGAAAAGTGTGATGGCTGCCACACTAGAAAACACTCGCAGATATTTGTCTGAGAGTGCAACAGCAGGTGCAACTTCAGCTGGTAACGTAGCAACACTTAACCGTGTTATCCTACCTGTTATCAGACGTGTTATGCCAACTGTTATTGCCAACGAATTAGTTGGTGTACAACCAATGACTGGCCCAGTCGGTCAGATTCACACGTTACGTGTACGTTACGCAGATGCTTTTGATAGCACAAACGGAACAGACACAACAGCTGGTGAAGAGGCATTAAGCCCATTTAAGATTGCTGAAGGCTATTCAGGCGCAGCGGACGATAAAGCAGCTCAAACAGCAGCTTTAGAAGGCCAAGCTGGACGTAAGTTAAGCATTCAAATCTTAAAGCAAACTGTAGAAGCAAAGTCAAGAAAGCTATCAGCTAGATGGACTTTTGAAGCTGCACAGGATGCACAATCAATGCACGGTATTGACGTTGAAGCAGAAATTATGGCTGCTTTAGCACAAGAAATTACCGCTGAGATTGATCAAGAAGTTTTAGCAAGCCTTAACAGCCTAGCTGGTAATGCCGCTGAAACATATGACCAAGCTGCTGTATCAGGTACAGCTACATTTGTTGGTGACGAGCATGCTGCATTAGCTGTTCAAATCAACCGTGTTGCTAACTTGATTGCACAGCGTACACGTAGAGGCGCAGGTAACTACGCTGTTGTTAGTCCTTTTGCACTAACAATTCTACAAAGTGCAACAACTTCTGCGTTCGCAAGAACAACTGAAGGTACTTTTGAAGCTCCAACTAACACTAAGATGGTTGGTACTTTGAACAATGCAATGAAAGTGTACGTTAACACTTACTCAGCTGATAACGCTGATGTACTTGTTGGTTATAAAGGAGCATCTGAATCAGACGCACCTGCATTCTATTGCCCATACATTCCATTAATGAGTAGTGGTGTTGTATTAGATCCGTCAACATTTGAACCAACTGTGTCATTTATGACACGTTACGGTTATGTTGAACTGTCTAACACAGCTTCGTCACTTGGTAATGCAGCAGATTACTTAGGTAAAGTTGCAATTACTAATGGTAACGTTAGCTTTAGCTAAGTTTTATTAAAACTGAGAAATAGGACCTTCGGGTCCTATTTTTTTGACTT